CCCGTACACATCCCGCCATACATCGGGGTGGCAATCAGGAGCTTCATGCTATACGAATGATGGCGCTAAAGTTGTCGTCAGGCGGGAAATTTACGGTGAAGTCGCTGTTGACAGACGTCATCGGGCCCCCAAAGTCAATGACACATACGGTCGGATTTCCGGCCGCAGAACTGTTGTAGATAAGCGCCCCATATGCGGTGATGTTAGTTCCCGTAAAAGTCAAGGTCTCAAAGGAAGCAAGCGCTATGGTTCCTGAGCTGACCGGGGTGATGGTTGTTAGAACCCCTCCGCCCACTGCGTAAGAACCAGACGCGGCGACCTCGCCAGAGGTAGTGTAAGCAGTTGTAGAAGCATTGAACGACACCGTGTTGTCATACAAGGCAAGCTTGAAGACATCCCCAGTAATGGTCGTAAAGTTGTGTATGCCCTTCAACAACTCTACCTTGAAGCTGGTGCAAAGGTAATTGCCGGAAAACGCCATGATTACGGCCCCGGGGAATCAGATTTCACCGGGACTCGAGACATGCCGTCTCGGTACTCGTCGCGGCGTCGACGTCCCTGTTGTTCAATGCCAAGACCCTGCAGCGCTTCCTTGTACGACCCTCTAAAATAATTCAGCATGTCCAACGGGCCCTTCGTGTAGCTGTAGGCTTGTATCAAACATGCGTACAACAGCGCCTCCGGCGCATTTGCGCTGATCCACGTTGTTGAATTGGTCGAGGAAAGCTGCGGCGGACGATAGATGTACCCAAGTTCAACCGTGTAGGCTGAGTTTGGGGTAGGAGCTATGTAAAACGTGTTCTGATCCCAGACCGAATAGTACTTGGGCACTTCCGTTGCTGTCCCATCCGGCCAATACTCTTTCATAAAAGAGGTGTCACGGAAGTCCAAGAATACTTGATCACCATTGACTGTGACCATCATATACCGATGCGTCAAGATCCCTGTAGGGGCTGTCAAGAACTTGTTGCCCTGAGTCATGGTGGCCGTGGCCTCCAGCTTAAAGACATCAAGATCTATCTCGCGGAGAATCTGATTCTCCGCCATTGTGATAAACGTATTGATCACAGAGGGCGTGAAGACGTTGCTTCCGACCTCCATGTAGTTCCTGATATTCGTGACAAGTTCGTCGTAAGTCATGTCGTGCTCACAGTCACCGAACCCACAATGCCCTGCGCTATCAAAGCCTGCCCTACCACATAGGGCCTCATGTCGTTTGTGCCTCGAGCGCTACCGTAACTTTGAAACGCGCTAAACGCCGGAGCCCCAACATAGACGGACACTGGCTCTATACGATCAGGTCTGGGATCTCTTAGAGCAATCGCATCACCACGATACCTAAGAGGCTGAAGTTGCGGCTCTTTGGGTTCATAGTCATCTGGGCAGACCATGAAGCCTTCCCAGTTCTTACGCAATACGTTGTACGCGTATCTCTGCCCGCAGTAGTCGCACAAAGCGAGAGAATACTTTCCGCTCGCAAAGGCCATGCTACACCCCTAAATCCGGTACGAATTGTACGCTGGCCGTATCACGATCTTCCATCGCAGCACGGTTGAAATCCTCTTCGTACATGGCCTTCAAACCTGAAGTACGCTCAGGCGCGAACTTTAAAGACAGGTAGTAGGCAAGCCCTGAGGCAAGACACGGCAAGAACCTGAAGTTGATATCCGTTGTGTTGGTGTAGTCACCGGCATCTTGGATACGTCTGATCCGGTAGTACACAAACGTATAGGTCTGATCCGCAGCAGGATAGAAGAACACTTTTGGAGTGTTTGTTCTCTGCACATAAAACTGTGCAGGACGGGCTTGGGTAGTCTTGTCAGGCACATTGAGCCAATCTTCACGGCTGATGCGCTCAATGTAGACATCAGTATTGATGCCTTGACTATTTTGACGGATGATCGCTTCCAACACATTGACAGTGTCAGTGGACAAAGAGATCTCGTTCGTACCCTGTGTAAGGGTGTACGTAGCCTGCTCAATTGTCCAGAGATTGAGCCCGCGATTGGCCCAGTCAAGGAAGAGAAGGTTCAATGACCTTCTAGCAGTGGTCAACTGATAGCCGCTTTGCGGCCTCATGCCACAGCGTTCAAACGCTTCCTCAACTAGGTCATCAATCGACAGATTGAAGGTCGTTGTGCCGGAAGTGGCCATTTAGCACGCCATCCCGCCCTTGCGGTATCCCTTGACCTTCTTGCCCATGGCCATGAGTTTGTGCTGGTTAACAGCACCACCCGTGGCCATCATCACCGGGCCAGTAGTCTTGCTGGTCTCAGAGATCATTTTGTTGGCCGGGCCACTCATCACAGCGCCGCCACCCCGCACCGCACAACCCATTCCTTTGCCTGCCATGATCATTTACCCCTTTTCATAACTTTACCGCCACGCTTCATCCCATGCATTGCCCCGGGCATCATCGAGCCATCAGGCATTTTATGCATAGCACGGCCTCGCGCGTCTGCCGTTTTGGTTTTCATGGCACGGCCCATCTTGTCGGCCATGCCGCCGTTTTTCATCTTCCCTACACCATCCGCAGCAAAGGCAGGCACCATCTTGCCGCCCTTTTTGACCATCTTCATCTTGCTTTGCACTGCTTTACCCTGCCTTTCTGAGTTCGTCTAACTTCACTTCCAGCCTGTTGAAGCGCTGGTCTACGTGGTTCACAAACTTGTCCAGCCGATCATCCACTTCTCTACGGGTCACATGCTCTCGTGCGATTTCTTCTCGGGTCCGGTTGAGCAAAATGCCCAGTCTGTTAAGTTCGTCAAACTTACCCTTGAGCATAAACCCCATAACACCCACTATTCCAGACAACGCCAGATTCCAGACCATCATTTCCATGGCTCAACACTTCCATCTGCGACGAGCTTGGCGAATGCGACTGTTAGGATCCTTTGCTGCTTCCGGATACATCTTCATCTGGCCTGCAGATCGGGCACAAAAAGACGATCTCCGTTTTGCTCTGGCGGGCGAAGGGTTGGACTCAGTGACGGCAGTCTGCAGCTTGCTGCCGGGGTTAGCCCGGCGATAAGCCTTGACGCCTTTTTCTGTCATTCCGGCACCCGCCTTTGTAGGACGGAAATTGCCACTTTTGACAGAAGTCCTGATGCCCATGCCCTTGGACTTGGCCATTACTGCGCTGCCCCACCATAGAAGAACAACGTCACACTGGTAACTTGGGCATCATTAACGTCAATGTACACACCCGTATCAAACACAACGCCCATATCCGGAAGGATGATGTCATATGCGCCTGCTGATGCTGGGGTATTGATTGTTATTAAAGCCGTTCCGCTACTGGTAGTGCCGTTCTTCAGCGAGAAAGACGATGCCGTCCCCGTGCAGGTGTAGTAAATGCCTGCTACACGAGTTCGTCCTGCAACTGCATGGGCATCAGCGGTCTTTGTGACCGCCTGAATGTTGCTGAAGCTCATGACGGGCTCCTATCAGACCGTGGCGCTGAACGGCGTCGCTTCAGTACCAGTCGCAGCCGACAGAACAGTCACCGCAAAGAGATTGGTGGCCACGTCCACGATTTGAATTTGATCACCCTTGAGGCCGCCGGTAGTGGTGCCATTAAAAGTAATCGTGTCGTCGGTGGATGCAGTGCGATAACCGAGGACGGCCGCTGCACTGTCCGACACAACATAGGCCGTGCCCGTCATGGTGTCGCTGCTGTTGGCAACCTTGATCGTTGTCGAATTGCTGGTTACCGCAGTACCGATGACAAACGAGTATACCGAGCCTGATCCAGATGCAGCGGGAAGAGTGACCGCTATGCCCGCAGCCCGATTCAAAGTCACCACCCGACCAGCATGCGTAGCTTGAGTTACGGCCAATGTTGCAGCAGTAGCATTGACTGGGGTAGAAGCGATGACTGCGCCTGTGACATCGCCTGTCATGGCTCCAACAAAGCCATTCGTGGACGTTACTGGACCGCTAAAAGTGGTGCTTGCCATTTAATCCTCACATGCGAGATAGGAGCGCCCGTCTGCATGTCGTCTGGCCGGGACCAGTCTGGCGCTCCGGTAACCCCGGAATGATGCCGTTTTATCACGCAAGTTGAGCACCGTCAAGGGACCACGACCATCGCTTTTTGCCGCAATCAAAAATTCTTCCGCACCCCATAAGGTAGGTCATTTCAGCTTCGGTTCTGGGATCTGTAGCGGGGTCAAATGTATCGCCAAGACCGTGCTCTTGAAGCCTCTTCGGGAGAAGCCTCCTTTGATAGTGACTCTTTGGTCTCAGCCCGATTTTTGGGCTCCAGACCATGTAATCAGGGTCAAGATCTTCTTCGAGCCTAAATCCCAGCGCCCTATACATCGCTCCAGAAAAGAATCGGTTGTCAGAAAATGATTTGACTTCGTCAGGGCGATGCTCCTCGAGAAACGCTTTGAAAAGCCTTGAAGCCCCTCCCGCAACGATGATTCGAGTCGCATATCGGGTTAACGTCCAGACACGCCCTGAACTCCCCCTATCGTTTGCTCCAAAGGTAAAGCGCATACACGCCACGAGTTTGCCTTTCCAATAGAGGCCGTAGTGTTCGCCGCTGCCCTCTCCGCCTTGGGGATGGTACTTGTCATAGAACTCACGCGCTTGAGAATGAGAGACGGGCCCTAAGCTGCATTTTCTTGCCATCAGCCGGCCTTTGGTCTTGCCCAAGGCGTTTCTGATCAGCCTTTTGATGGCGTACCGATGCTCTTTCCACTCTGACTCGTACAGGGTTATCAGCCGAACTCCTTTTTGCGAACAAAGATAGCTCTTCTCAAAGTGCTTGTGCCGTATTTTCAAAGACTCTTCCGGCGTTTTGGCGGAGTGCCAATACATGCCGCAATACTCAATGGCCAGTTGATGATCCGGCACGTAGATGTCCAGTTCTTTGGGCTTTAACAGCGTTCGGTTACGAGAGTACGCCTTGGCAAAAATTGAAACGAAACGAAATAGCTCCTGCTCCGCCCGCGATGCCATGTGATTGCATTGAGCGCATGGATTGCACCCACTCAAGAGCCAGTTTGGCTTTGATGTACATGACTTGTCATGCTTCCTGCACCGCAGAACTAGCGCTGTTTGGCTGTTGACATACGTCGATCCTGTGAGGTCAAACAGGTCGCCGTAGATGCCAGTTACCTTGGATAGAAAAGACTCCAACGTGTCCCGTTGAGATGCCCCTCTTCTGTCTTCGTGATAACACGACGGGCATCCAGAACCGTTCCAATGCGCCTCAGGCATCTGGAAAAACGGGCCGTGACGGCTACATCCGATTTGGATGGCCTGCTCCTGAGTTACGTACTTGGCCTGAGAGTAGTCATAACGACTTCCGTGGACAGCAAGAAACCGAGAAAGCATTTTTCCTTGAGTAATCCGGGATCGATTTTTACGATCATCAAAGGCACATAAGACGCACTTCCTGCCATTCATCAAATTCTTTGCGTCCATCCTTCGCAACCCATGGACTGGACATACAAACTCAATCTTGTGATTCATGCCCTGATAGGTGCCAACTGACAGGTCATATGGCCCTGCATAGGAGGCAACAAATGCCTCCCACCTCGCCTGTCCCTGACGAAACAAGAAGGCGTTATGTTTGGAAATAGGCATGCGTGGTTCCTCTAATCTAAAGTACCATCCTAGCTAAAGAAACCACGAGTGTCAATTAGGCGAAAAAAAGCCCCCTTTCGGGGGCTCCAAACACGGCATGGTGCGTGTTTTGTCAGGCTCCGGGCGAGCCAAACAGGCCGCGCGGGTCGCTAAAGCCGAAGCTGTAGCGTTCACGGGCTTTGTAGCGGACGTTGCCGGTATCAAAGTCGCCTTCGAAACCGGTTTTGATCGCCACGCGCTGGAACATTTTCATTCCGTTTGGCGCGTCCGTCTTAATGAACCACGCGTCCGGGTCCGTGAGGAAGTGGTTCACAGTGTAGCCCTGCGGAACCATCCCCATGTTACGGATCGCGTTGATGTCATTGTCCGCCGTGCCAACACGAAGCGTGGACTTCATGATGCGGTCGGCCGTAAACATCAGCTCTTTCGGAATGATCAGCTTCAGACCTTGAACAGCGATCTTCAGGCCACGCTCATCGGTGAACGCAGCGATGTCGATCAGCGCCTGCTCAAGTGACGTTTCCGACAGGTCGGCCGGGGTGTCCAGCTCGTTCTGCAGATCCGGGCCACCCAGCGTGGGGTGATCCAGAGCACACAGAGGTTTGCCGTCGCCACCGATCGAAGTGTCAAACGCGCCATTCAGCACGGCTGCCGCCTTGATCTGCTTGGTCTGAGCCATCGAACGGGCCAGAGCCCTGGTATATCGCGCAGACAGACGATCGTAGAGGTTGTCCTCCACGGCTTCTTCAGTCAGCGAGAACGCCAGCGCGATGGTCTCGTGCGTGTAGCGAGCGGTATAGACCTCTTGCGCTTGGTCGTATGCAACGCCAGCACCTTCAGTCTTCACCGGAGCCTCGCCAAAGCCCGATTCCATCACCTCTTCCTCAAACGCACGGTCGGAGGTTTCGATTGCGTAGATTTCAGTGTGTTCCTGCTCGTAGTTTTTATACTCCAAGCCGAACAGAGCGTTGAGACCGGGCTCAAGCTCTTTCACTAGTTGTGCACGTGAAATTGCCATGATTAATCCCCTTAGGTGCTAAAGCCCGGCGTACCAGTGCTGCCGTACATGTGCTCGTTGATCTTCACAACAAGGACGGCATACTGACCCATCTCGTTGCCCGGTACATTCCAAAGGCCTACGGCCTTCAGATTGGCTGAAGCACTTTCAGTAAACGTGCCACTCATGGTCATGCTAGACACGCCAGTCGTGGTGCTACCCGTAGTGGACGCCGTGATGTCAGCATTCGTACCCATGTTGGCTTGGGTAGGAGTGCCAGCATTCTGGATGATGAACAACTGACTCGGATCATCAATCACGTCGGCAATGATTTTGCCTTGGGTGATATTGACAGACCCGGGATAGTAGTTCTTCCAAGTCGGCTTGCCAGTCGTGGGATCAATGTAATTGCAACCATTGAACACCCCAACCGCCACCGAGTGATCGGTGTTGTTGAACTTGACCAGATAACCATTGTCAATGGTTACCAGATCGCCTTGGTAAATCGCCCCGGACTGGTTATCAGCAATCTCGTAACCGTACTGCTTTTGTGCCCCGGTTGCAGATAGATTGCCAAGAGGACGCAGACCAAAGGGCTTATTCACATTAGCCATTTGATGGTTCCTTGAAAAAAATTAATCGCTTTTCGACCCACCGAAAGAAACACGAGACTTGCGGGCCGGGCGTTCGATAACCATGCTCGAATGCGCATTGGCTTTCATCAGCTCGTTGTCCGCAGCCTGAATTTGATCGGTCGCTCGCTCTCGATAATACCCATTGCGCTCTGATACCGTCTCCTCTGGGATACGAGCAAGAAGAAGCGAACCCACACCAATTACTCCAGCGTGTTTGCCGTCTTCAGGACTGGACGAGTGAAAGTCAGGGTACTCGTCCGCACGCACAAGCTCGTAGCCTTCACGAAGGCGACTTGCAATGTTTGTACGGTCTTGAACCCCACCAGCTTCTGCTCGAATCCAGCGATGTTTGTATCCGGGAGGCGCATCAGGCGCATCCAACCGTGAAGGGGGAGCCCACGGGCGACGTCGCGCATCTTTCACACGAAGTTCGGAATCGCGTGAATTGCGATTAAGGCTAGGCATTTTAACGTCCGACATGTCTCAATCCTTCACAAACTTGGCGTATTCCTCAAGAGGAACGCCTAATTTTTTCGCAATTGCTACCTGACTGGGAGTCAACTTCACAACGCGGCGTGCGGATGCATTTATCCCGGAAGACCGGGAAGCGGGTGCGACCGTTTGCACGTTACGTGCCGCCCCGTTTTGCGCACCGGAAAACTTTCTTGGAAAAGCATCCCGAATACGTCTGTCCAATTCATGATAGTACTCATCGGTACTGGCGTCAAACCCCTCCGCCTCAATTAATTGCCGATGAATGCCCCAAGCCGCATGCGTCATGACCGTATCCCGGCCATACCACGGGTTTTTCTCGGCCCATTCCTCTACCTTGGGATCTACCTGACGCGGAGGCGGTTGCTGAGGCGCAAACTGCTGGGCCTGAGGCTGGCCGTACTGCTGAGGGGCAGCATATGCCTGATTAACCTGATCCTGCTGACCCGACTGCTTCTGCGTAACGCTTTCCGCATAAGCCTTTCTTTGAGCTTCCTGCGCTTGGATTTGCGCCTGCTCCATAGTCAACGATGTCAGCCGCTGTTGCGCTTCGGTTTCTGTATCAATATCCCCCTCTTCACGGGCTTTGCGAATAATCTGCTTCAAAGCCACAAGTTGGGTATCAATACGGCCCGTAGCCTCGGCTACACGCTGCTGATCCGTGTTTAAAAACTGCTGTTCTAGCTGCTGTGCCCGAGCATAAGCATTCTTTGCATATTCCAAGGCCGCCTGCTCACGGCGCTGCGTCTCCCGGAGCCTTGCGGTAAGCTTGTCTATGCGTTTTCGGACATTCTCGCTGTATTGATCCAGCTCATTCTTGTTGTCTGGATTATCTTGCTCGCCACTGGAGGTAACAACCTCCGGCGGCTCCGGCTTGTCAAGGACTTCGGCCTTTCCCTCCTCGTCCACTTGGACTGTGGCGGGCTGCTCATCTTCTCCAATCTTGAACTCCAACTGCTCTGTACTCATTTCCATGCTCCTTACATATGCAGAATGTCTTCGGGATTCTTGACAACCCCTAGAACCTCGTCGTCATTGATAAGACGTATTTCCCCACCATCAATCGGTATTCTTGCCCCTGCGTAGCGGCCAAAAATAATCCAATCACCCTCCTTGCACCACGGGCCGGTCGGAAACTTGCCCTCGTCTCCATAAGCAAGCGAACCGACCTTCAACACATAGCCACAAACCGTGGCCAGTTGATGCCTTTTCTGGGTTTCTTCCGCCAAGACAATGCCACCCTTGGTCTTTTCCGCCCCTCTGTACGGAAGGATCGCAATCCGCCATCCAGTAGGGTCAGGAATCCGACCAAGGACTTCTTCGGGAAGCTTTTGGGGGTCAAAACCGTCTTCCGTGTAAGCGTCCTCAAGCTTGGGACCTTCAGCCTGCGCTTCGGTCTTCCACTTGCGCTCCAACGCGGTCAGGTTGTCATCAGAAATGGCTTCTACAGCGCTCATGGTTCTCCTTTCGGGTGGTTAGTCGTCATCCGTGTGCTTTTTGACAAGCGCTTTCACGGAATCTTCGACCATCTTCAGCCCCTCAAGACGGCCCATCATGAAGCGATAACGCTCCATGTCAGCAATCGTGCCGTTAAGCACAATCTGCTCTGACTGATGCTGCAGCTTTCTGATTTCTTTCAGAACTGCTTCTGCAAACTCGAGCATGGTGATTCCATGAAAGCAGCCGGTTTACCGCACCGGCTGAAAGCGGTAACGCAAGTCTAATATATTCTTACGGGACGCGTGCCATCTTTTTTCTTGACGATCGCAACCGCCTTTTGCACACCCTTTGGCGTAGATATCATCTCCCCGCCATCCGCTTTCTTACGCGCCTTGCCCGCTTTTGCATAAGCAATCGCAGCCGCCTGCTTCACGGCCTTGCCTACACTCTTGGGCTTACTCGTCCCGATCTTTCCTGACTCTTTATAGCCCCTTACCATCTCGCCAATGTTCGTGCCGATGGTCTTTTGGCTAGAACCCCGTTTAAGCGGCATTTTGAGCTCCTTTGGGTTGCATGGTTTTGACTTCCTGCAGCTTCAACCGCTGCTGATTGATCACATTATTCTGCTGAAGCTTCTGCTGATCAAGCCCCAACCGCTGCTGATCAATCTGGATCCGTTGTTGATCGGCCTTTGCCCGCTGTTCAAGCTCCATGCGCTTCAAGCCTATCAAAGGATCCTCTCCACCTTCCCCAGAAAGCTTGTTTTGCATGTCCCGCGTCTCTTGGATATACATAGCCACCTTCAAGGCAACCATGCCCTCCTTCTGAATCGCAGAAACAAGCCGCTCCGGATCCGTTCCATACGCTGTAAACAGCTCCGCTTCAACATCTTCCTCAGCTTTCAACCGCACATGCTCAAGAATATGCTTTTGAAGCTCCATGGCAGACAGCGGACTGGCCTGCAACAGCGGAGACATGCCCATAATCAAGTGCGCCGCTATGTGTGCATCGTGTTGTTGGCCCGCAAAAGCCTTCAACTTCATGTTGTTCAACACATCACTGTTCTCGGACGCCGGATCACGGGGCATGTTCGTGTTTTGTGGCAACAAAATGCCATCAATATCACGAATATTGAGCGCTGCATACATCCGATAGTACGCCTCATACATGTTGTGCATGTTTGGAGCGGTCTGAGCAAGCTGCAACTGCATTTGCGCAAGCTGAATACGCTGCGCAGTACTGAAAATGTTCGGATCAGCCACCGGTTGAACCGAAACCATCCGACTGAAGTCCGCTTTTTTGATGCGTCGACTGGCCCCCGGCACGTCATACGGGTATTCGTCCGGCAAATAATGCGCAAATCCCTCAAAAAGCAACCTGAATTCGAGCGTTTGCGCATAATGCAGCCGCTTATGGATGCTCGACATGACCATCGAGCCGCGTTCCAAGAGCGCCAGCGTCGTTCCGACCTGCGCATACTGGTTCCCATCCCCAACCTGCATGTCGGCTGTGCTAGAAAGACGCTTTCCAGCGTCCACCAAAAAGCCCAACAACGCCATCAGCACCTGACTCGGCTCTTTGTAAGGCAGCGGCATGAGCGATGCCGTCAGTTCCGCGCCTCCAGCATCAATGTCACGCCATTCCCCGGGCTGAATCGGGTCAGAATCGTCCGCGATCCGCGCACCTTTAGCCTTGAATCCTGCCGGAAGGTTCGCAAGCGTGCCCGCATCCAGCAACTGACGCAACGCCCCAGTAGCCGCCTTTGACAACCCACCAATCAAGTGCACAAAACCAAGGCCATAGGACCCCGGGCCCTCGACAAGAACGTAGTGCACAAAGTAGTTACGACGATTTTTGAGCTCGTCGTCCTCTTTCCAGTTCCTGCGAATACCCACCACCTGCAAAGTATCCTCGGCAAGCGTCACAACATAAGGAAGCTTTATCCCGGTCGCCTCCCCATCATCGCCCTTATCCTCAAATCCGGGTATGTCCAGATCAACCAGCTGCTCCAACAGGAACACTTCACCAATGTCATCGGTTGGCTGAACTCCCACCACCTTGTCGGTAGCCGCCTGTATCGGGCTTGGATCGGCAGGTGTCACCGCCGTCTCTACAGGAATGTCCAAGTATTCGCCCGAGAGCACCCGCTTTCTGAACTCGTTGGAGTCCATCGCAATGCGGTGCGTGAGCCGTGGGCATTGAGACACGACACTCGAGCCGTTGTACGGAATGTAAACGTCATCAGCCAAGCACAACTTGGACACCATGCGCTTTAACTGATAGTCATAGTAGACCTTCTTGAAGGTCGAACC